CTTCGCCTCTATGCGGCTGATATGCGTACTCCGCCGAGGCGTACTCGGCCATGATCGCCTTGAGCATCTTGAACTCTTGCTTCATGGCGTAGTGCACCCGGGCTTGTACTGCAGCCATGGGCTTGAGGGTTCGCTCAAGGAGCGCCAGCGTGGTTCCGACCGGGGCGTTAGCCGACATGTCGGAGATGTTCATATCGCTGATAGCGCCCAGACGCCGCCCTTCCGTCGTGATCTGGTTCAGGAGAGCCAGCAGGGTCTGGCTAGGCTCCTTGTAGGGCAGGGGCATGATGTTGTCGCGGATGGACCCAGACGGCACGTCCACGTCCTTCCACTCGCCGGGCTCAATCGGCGTGTCGTCGCCCTTGATACGCAGCCCACGGGACTTGAGGCCCCCGGGAAGGTTAGATAGCGTACCTGCATCGACTAGCTGGCGGATGAGGGAGGTGCCAGCCTTGGCGTACCCTCCGATGATATGAATGAGTCCGAGGCCGTAGAAGCCGAACCCGGGCACGTAGACGTAGTGGACGAAATGCTGGCGCTTGAGGGTGAGGGGGTCATCTGGGTTCCAGTTTCGGCGGATTGCCAGGACCTCGTTAGTACCCCGTTCGATGGTGACGACATAGGGCTTAGCAATGTCATCCTCGTCGTCGATCCCTTCAATGACCAAATCCGCATGGATTTCGTAGACCGTAAACCGGTCGTCATCGTTGAGTGAATACCCGCCTTCTTCGGCCTTCCGCTCCTCAATATCGGTATGGAACGGCTCGGGATCACCCAGCTCCACGTCGCGATAGAACCCAGCCGCCTGAAGCTTGCGCAGCTCGTTCTTGGTCTTGCGCATGATATGGGTAACACGTTCTGCAGTCTCAATATGTGACGCGCCGTAGGGCACAATCACGTCTTCTGCAGGGATGTAGACCGCTACCTGACGGCCCAGATTCGGGTCGTAGTAGACCTTCTTGAAGGCCGAACCAGCGAGACCAAGGCTATAGAGCATCCGTTCATGCTCGGAGCGGTACTCCACCATGCGCTCGGTCAGCTCGTAGTTCATGTCTGCCTTGACGCGCTGGGCAGCTTCCATCTTCTCTTTCGTTTCTTCGCCCAGCACCTTAACCTTGACCGGGCCTGCGGCGGGGAAGGTTTCGGACATTGCTTCTGCTTGGAAGCGAATTGCTGCCTCGGCGAGCACGTTTGAATACACGCCGCAGGCGCCCTCCCAGGGATCGGTCCGCTCTTCGTACTTGAAGCCCAGCACGTCGAGACCCTTAACGAAGGTGTCGGCCCACTCCTTCCGACCATCAATATCGGAAGTCACGAAGCCCACCAAGTCGCTGGCGAGGGAGTTTAGGTCGCTATCTTCAAGGAACTCCGCGAGGTTGGCGTCAAATTCGGTAATGTCGCCGATCTCGGCGTCGGGAATAAGGGTGATCTCCATGGAGCCATCGTCGAGGGTGACCACGTCCGGGTCTTCAATCTCGATCTCAAGCTCCGCACCTTCCTCGTCGCCAATCTCGATCTCAACTTCAGGCTCAAGGCCTTCCGGCGCCGAGTACAGCCCGCGATCAATAGCCATCAGTAATATCCTCCGCGCCGGTACTTAAAGGGAGTCGGCTCATCCCGCTCGTCACTAGGTAGGCGAATGAAGCCGCCCTGTCTAAAACGCATTAGGGCCATGACCATGCTGTCCACAAGGTCGTCGTGCGACATAAAGGGAAAGCCAGCCACTTCTTCCACAAGTTCTTCAGCCCAACGTGTTTGTGGTACCCATACTAGACCAGACGCAACAATATCAGAAACAGAGTTTAGTCGTGCTAACTTGTCACCTGAGCCCCGGTGAGGTGTGAACTCCTGCACGGGTATACCCATGCGCCGCATCTCTTGATAGATAGCCGTTCCTGCTGACTTCTTTTCCACAATAAATGAGTCGGGGCTCCAATCCTCATACTCCTCAAGGCACAGGCGCTTCAGCTCGGGGAACTCGTAGCGCTCCTTAATAGAGTTCAGCAGGATGATGTTGTGCTCGTTGGTCTCCTCGTTGAAGAAGACACCCCAGGTCGTCAGGCCGGTGTAGTCCGCCCGGTTGTGAGTCTCGGCAGCGGCGTCCAGGGACATGATGATGTACTCGCAGGGAGGCGGGTCCTCGCGGTGCCACTCGTTCCACCACTCACGCTTGATGATGGAGGCCTCTTCGGCGGTGGGCTTCTGCTGGTACTGGGCGTTCCACTGGAACACGGGCATGGAGGCCTTGGTGCGGTGCAGGGCCTTGAGGTCAAAGAACTGGGGCCAGAGGGCCTTCTCCACCGCCTTCCCAGTCTTCGGGTGCTCGGTCTGCAGGATGGCCGGGAACTCCACCACCTCGTACTGGTCCGCTTGGTCGTTCTGAGCCATGTCCCGGGTCACGCGCCCGGTCAGGTCGTCCATGTGCCAGCGGGTCTGGATGATGGCTACACGTCCACCCGGCATCAAACGCGTCCGAGCACCGAAGGTGAACCACTCGTAGGCCTTCTCAAAGACCTCAAAGTTCCCGTTCAGGACATCCTGTTCTGAGTGAGGATCATCGACGAGGAGCAAGTCAGCACCCCGACCGGCGATAGATGACCCGATACCACAGGCGTAATACTCACCCCCGGCGTTAGTGTTCCAGCGACCGGCAGACTTTGAGTCCGTGGCAATAGCCGTGGCCGGGAATATCTCCCTGAACTCGTCGCTGAGCACGAGGTTCCGCACCTTCCGACCAAAATCCACAGCAAGATCAGTGGTATGGGAGACCATCATGACCTTCTTGTTAGGATTGCGGCCTAAAAACCACGCTGGGAAGTAGGTAGAAACAAGTTGTGACTTGCCATGGCGAGGCGGGATATTGACGCAAATACGGTCCTTATCACCTCTTTCGATAGCCATGAGCATATTTGCAAGGATTCTATGGTGCGATCCGACGATATAGTCCGGCTGCATGCGCTTACAGAAGGCAATCAGGTCCGTATAGGCAGCGTTATTCGCCTTTCTGGTGGCTAATTCGTCCACCATGCGGTCAATTTCGGCGATTTCCTCCGGCGTGCACGAGTCGAGGTTGGCGAGGAGCGTGTTGATCTCCTCTTCCGTGAAATCTAGGCCGGTTTCTGGGCCCATGGCCGGTTGTTTGACCGCTACTGACCCCATTTAGGGTCGTTCTCCTGCACCAGATCGTCCTCAAGGGCCGCTTCCATGGCCGCTGCTAGGTCCTTATCGATACTCTCCGGCATGGGCGCCTGCGGTTCGGGGTCATTCTCCGCATCCTGCTCCGCTTCGGTTTCGGCAGCGTCCTCGTCCAGTCCGAACTCTGCATCGACATCAATCTCGTCACCATCCACAATAACGGCGTCCACAATGTCCTCCTCGGGGGCTGGATTTACGAGCTTGGCGAGCTTTGCACGGAGACTTTCTTTGATGTCATCCGTGGTCTGGTGCGTAATGGTGATCTCGGTCTTCTCCGAAAAGAGCCCCACGTCGGAAATCTTCCCCAGCAGCTCCAAGGCACGGATACGCACCCGGGGGTCAGGGTTCTCCGTCTCCTCAATAAGTTTGTTCGTCACCAAGTGGCGTATCTGAGTCGCCGACTCCGCAATGCTGTGGCCGAACTCTTGCAAGATATTGTTAACGAGTAAGAGAGACGGTGGCGTCAGTTTCGATGCACGGGCAGTGGTGACTTTTCTGGAGGTCTTTTCGGGGTCTTCGGCGTAGGCCATAGCTAACCTTGCAGCAACGTCTTCGTCTTCTTTATTCGGCTCGACGTTAACGCCATGGTCTGCAAGATGGGCAATAGTTTTCGACACGGTCTTGGCACGGACCGCTAAGTCCATACTTGCAACCCCATCACCCATAGGCACCCCGATCTCGGGGTCGATATGTAGCGTCATAGTTTTTTCGCAAGCCGAAGCTGTGGGCGCTGTATAACAAATAAGTGTCAGGGTAGGCAAGTCCGCACAACGCCGCCGCAGGTACCTATGTAGTAGCAAAAAATTTTTGGCAGGGGAGGTTGGGACTCCTAAGGGGGGTGTTCCCTATATAGAGGGGGTGGGGGTCCGGTTTTCAGATTTTTGCGATTTATTCGTGGGAAATAGTAATACATACGCCCGGATGGTACCGCGCTGCAAAACGGGTCTATGCCCCCCGGGTAGGTCTTTTTATCCTAGAAAACCGGGTTATGCGCGCGCATAATCGACTATCTGTTGACATTCTCGCCTAGGTATGGACAATAGGAACCGTCACCTAGTGACATTAACTTGTTTCTAACAAAGGGAATCACACCATGACCGATCTACTTAACCCGCTGTATCTCGCCACCGTTTCCACGGTGGATTCCAAAGGCAAGGTAAAGAGCGCCGCCGAATTGATCGCCTCTGAGCGCGATGCCGAAGACAAGCAAGGCGCATTAGTTGCGGCCATTGTCCAGTCCGAAGGATACGAAGGCGCGCACCAGCTTACCGCCTTCACCAAGAAGCGCTTCGGAGACCCCGAAGAGTGTCCCAAGGCTAAGGCTATGCAAGAAGCTTGGGAAGCGAATAAGGCCTTCATCGCGGAAGCCTACCTGTCCACAGCGGAGCGCAATGCCATTGCGGCCTACGCAAAGAAAATGCGCGAGTTACGCGAGCAGTATAAAGAGGCTTACATTTCGGAGCTTCTCAAGCTTGACTCCGCCCTGGCCGCAAAGCGCTCTGCTTCGGAAACCGCTGCGGGTCGCCTGTCCAGCTTCATGGATAAGGTACGCAAAGCCCTAGTGAAGCATGACAAGGGCGATGCTGACGACTCCGAAACGCGCGCCAAGCGCTCCAAGCTGGCGATCAAGGCCTCGCACGTTTACGCGATCCTATCCAGCGAGAACAAAGGCGAGTCTATCGACTGCATCGCCGAAGAGTACGATACGCTTTATGAGATGCTTGAGCGCTGGGCTAAGGCGGACAAGGGCGCCGCCGCCTACTTCGACAAGCTGCAAGGCTAACTCACCAGGGCCCCCGCAAGGGGGCCCATAACCTAAGGGGAATACGTTATGACCAAAGACCGCCTTTACGATTTCCTAGTGCCCATTGTGGGCTGGACCCTGGTCCTCACCGTCGCCACCGTCGCCGCAAGCTTCGGCCTCTTCCTACTCTACGCCTTCACTACCTTCGTCTTTTTGTCCTAAGTTGTTTACACTACGCGGGCTGGGATGGTTTCCGGCCCGTTGCCCTCCCGGCAGGCCCCACCTAGGTGGGGCCTTTTTTATGCCTGCGTTTTCCTTGATGCCAGAGACGTTCGGTGCGCTGAGTCCCTGCACCGAAACAGATTCGGCAGAGCTGCGCGATTATGCCCCCGCATAATTCAGTTTACCCCGTCCTGCGAATAGATGCCAGAGACATTCGGTGCGCCGAGTCCCTGCACGAGTTATGCAGCCGCATAATCCGGCTAAGTTATTGATACGCACCGAATGTTCGGTAAAAAGGCCCGAATGTTCGTTTTGTTCCGGTATTGTTCGGTTTGCAACCGTACAAAATACCTCCTAACATTCCGTGATAAGCACGCGCAAGTTCAGCGTATGAAGTCTGTATATATTGTTCTATCTATCTATATCTTTTAAATCACCATGTTTGTATTGTTCGGTTTCAAAAAATTTATGTCTCGACCCTGACGAGCCGCTTGCTCCCTCCGTACATTGTTCGCTTTCACCCCGTCACCCTGCACCTCCGAGAGAACCGAAACATAACCAAAAACCATGTCACAAAAGGAACTATGTTATTTTTCAATAACTTGCGAGCCTCGATTATGCGAACATTTCACCAATCCACCGAACATTACGTTTTCCTACAACACATATCACCTCTTACCACTCCACTTCATTTCAAACATATTTACAGGAACTTTCCCGAGACACTATCAAAAAGTGAACGTACATTACGTACAAAACGTACAAAATAGACAGATAGCAAAACGTGTAAACACTTGACATTACATATCACTTGTGTTACACTGGGCCTTGAACACTGAAATAAACAAGTTTTCACCTAGCCCGATTATGCGGGCGCATAACTGAGACCACGGAGGACGACATGACCAAGAAACGGAAGCTAACGAAACAAGAGCAGCAGTTCCACGACAAGTGGGCACGTGCGCATAAGGAGTTCAATGCCAAGTGCGATGCCCTGGTGGAAAAGTCTTTGCGAGAAACCCTGGGAGACCTTGCCGAGGGCAAGAGCCAGATGCTGCGCCTACTAGCCAAGCGCCACGGCGTCGAGGTGGAGGTGATTGATATACCCATGGCAGATGACGGGCCCATCGCGTGGCCCCAAGTGCAAGAGGAGAACGAGTGATGGAGAAAGGTTTTATTGTTTTTGATGCGGACAGCGAGGGCGTTGACCGCCGTGCGCAGGACTATATCGCTGAGCTGGTGCACGATCTTTTGTCGGAGGAGGGCATCGACCCGTGCGCGTTCGGCTGGGAGCTTGTCGTGAGCTGGGAAGCAGAGGAGGACTAATTATGCGCACGCATAACTGCGTCGAATGCGGAGACACGGTAGCTGAGGCACGCTGGGAGCTGGGCTATCGGGAGTGCCTGAAGTGTGGTGAGTACCGAGCCCGTCAGCGAGTGCACACCGTCGCCCCGCTACATAAGAGCAACTACATGGTCATCAGCAACCGCGCCGAGCTGCTGGGCCTGAACAACAAGGGAGGCTTCTATAGATAGCGTAAGGCCAGAGTGCTAGACAGTGATAAGTCTTGACATCTCTAGCTACCTGTGAGATAATATGTTCTGTAGTGGCAATACCAACACAACCCAAGCCCGATTATGCGGGCGCATAAATCACGGAGAAACATCATGAGCGTACTTAGCCTAAACAACTTGCTGCGTACCACCACCGACACGGCGCAGCCTGAGCACAACACCCAACCCCAACCTGACTTCTCTGCACCATCTATTGCAAGTGCCGCCATGCTCGTCGAGCTGTCCATCAGTCAGTGGACGGCAGCTAAGAAGGACAAGGGCGCGACCGAGGACCTGCTGCGTCAGTACAACGCCAAGGCGGGCACGGTGAACGCACGCAAGGAGCTGCTGGCAGGGGTGAAGGAGCTGGCAGACATCAAGTCCTTTGTGGCACGGGCGCGGGGCATTGTGACCGGCTCAACTCTGCCCTGGACCGAGACGGGCATTCGCCTGCTGCCTACGGCGAGTTACTTCAAGTTCCATGAGCAGGTGACGGGCCTGCAAAACGAGTTCGACACTCTCGTGGAGTCCTTCCTGTCAGCGTATCAGTGGGAGCGGGACAAGGCCCAAGCGACTCTGGGTGGACTGTGGCGCTCCGACGACTACCCGTCCGTGGACGCTGTGCGGAGAAAGTTTGCGTTCCGTATCCACTACATGCCCGTGCCTGACACGGGAGACTGGCGCGTCGAAGTCGGTCAGCAAGGCAACGATGCCTTGAAGGACCACTACCAAAACTACTTTGACTCACGGCTGAAGCTCATCACCGGCGACGTGTACGAGAAGTTCGGCGAGAAGGTGACGCGCCTCATCAACTCCATGGACTGGGCCCAAGGCGAGAAGCCTAAGCGTATGTACCAGACCACCTTCGATGCGGTGTGCGAGCTGATCGACGTGATGCAGGCCTTCAACCTCACCGGAGACACCACCAT